GAAGTAAATCGAAAGATTGATTCAAGAGTGGATAAACTACATGATGTTGTAGTAAAAGACTTAGAGGAAGTAAATCGTAAAGTAGAATTTCTAAGGAAATCACTTGGAAAGGAATACTTTTAATTAAATTAAGTTAAACCCGTTAAAGAACTCCTTTATTTAGATCTGCTAGAAATAGTAGATCTTTTTTTTACATATGTATAAATGTGAAAAAAATAAAAAAACATATTTTATGGTTTTTAGCGTTATGTATTGAAACAATGAAATTTTAAAATATGAAAAATTTATTAAAAACTATCACAGATACAAGAATGGTATACTTACTAATGTCTTTAGTACTCTTAACTGGGTATTTATTAGGATCTTGGGAAGTAGTAGTATTTGTAACATTTATGTTAAATGTAGGAGTATGGACAGGCTTTTGTCCTAGTAAATGGTTTTTTGCTAAATGCGGATTTAAAAAATCAGAACTTTAAAACATGAGTGCGTTTGATGGGATATCATTAAATGCTAAAATATCCCTAGGGGTAGCTGGGTTTATTATGATGACCTTCTTCACTGTCCAGACATGTATTGTGTTTGGGGTATGTGAACCCTCTTTAGAATTAGCTAAATTTGGTTGGGGTTGTGTAGTATTCTTTATGCCTCCCTTTTTTAAAGTTGTAGTAGAATTTTTACAAAACAAGAAAAAAGTTACTGATGATTTATCTAAAAAGAATGTATACCTAGAACACGCAGCTAAAATTATTAGACATGATATGCACTCGGGGATTAATACTTACATCCCTAGAGGTATTAAATCCTTAAAAAGAAGATTAACAGATGAGCAAATTAAAGAGCTTAAAATAACTTCTCCATTAAAACTAATAGAAGACGGGTTACATCATGCCAGGAAAGTATATTCAGGGGTATATGAATTTACTAACTTATTTAAGACAAATGCTCAAATGTCTAAGACTAAATGTAATGTAAAAGAAATATTAGAAGATTATTTGAAATTAACAGCCTATAATCATCAAGTACTATTAGATGATAATTTACCTAAAGATCTAAAAATAAATGAACCTTTATTTTGTACAGCAATAGATAATTTTATTAGAAATGGATTAAAATATAATGATTCTAAAACTAAATGGGTAAAAATTTATTTAGAAAATATAACACCCATTGGAAAGGTTATATGTATAGAAGATAACGGTAGAGGTTTAACAGGAGAAGAATTTAGAGAACTTAGTAAACCTTATGTTAGAAAAGAGGGACAGAAAGAACAAGGTACTGGTTTAGGATTAAATATTAGTATCTCAATCTTAAAAGAACATGGTTACGGGATTTGGGCTGAAAAACAAAAACAAGGAACAAAAATTATAATAAACACAGACCTGTAATGATTAGTACATTAATGTTGATAGATGATGAAAACCTATTTCATCTAGTATTTGAAGATGCATGTTCAATTTTGGATATGGCTTTATCATTTGAAGCTTTAGATAGTTCTGATGAAGCTAATAAGATGTTCAAAAAATGGTTCCCAGATGACCCAGACCACGAAAGACCTGAATGTGTATTTGTAGATTTAAATATAATTGGTTCTTCTTTTGATGGAATTGAAATGATCAGAAAAATTAACTACGAATACGGAGATGGAGTAGTTATTGGTATCATTTCCTCTTCAGAAGATGATGAAGAAATAGAAAGAGCTAAAAAAGTAGGAGCCCAATTTTGGATTATAAAGTCTGATGATATTGAACCTCGCTTAGAGGAATTTATGGAAGACTATGATGCTTATAAATCAAAAACAGCTCCATTTAAAATTTATAGATAATTTAAAACCTAAGATCTAATGAGTGATATTCCAGAAGTAATTATTAATAACGATGGGTATATGCCTAGCGATGTCCCAGAATTAAAAGAACTCCATTCTAAGGTTAAAGAATGGCAGCCTCAAGCTCACCAACCTTCAATCTTAAAAGAAGTAAAAGAAGCTAAAAACATATATAGTGTTATTAGTAGAGGAAAAAAGATAAAAAGTTATTTTGATAAAATGCAAAATAATATAGGTGACGATGAAGTTGCAGCATCAGAAGACACAGACACAGTTGTAGAGGTAACTAGTGATTTAGCTGAAACTGGAGAAGTTTTAGAAGATTTAATACCTCTTTTATTATTATAAATGGTTGAAATAACAGAACATACCAGAAATGTTCTACTAGAGGTTGCTAAAAGTAAAAAAATCTACGTAGAAGGTAATTTCCTTAAACTACTTAAAGCCCCTAAAGGTGATAAGGAATTTGAGGAATACCTTAAGTTATGTAAACAAAAAGATATTGAAACTCGTAGAAAACGTTTAGAAGTTACTAAACAGGTTCAGCAGCAAAATAAAGAATTAACAGCCAAACAAAAAGAAAATGATGCTCTTATGGAAGAGCTTCAATCAGCTTTAGAAGAAGCTAAGAATGCTGAATTAGAAGCTGATAAGCTTAGAGCAGAGGCTGAAAAAAGTAAAGATAAAGCTTTAGAAGACCTAGAAACACTTCAGAAGAAAACACAGTTTGAACTTGTAGGAAGAATAGTTAAAATAGCATTGATAGTTATAATGGGCGTAGGAGTAATAACTACAGCTTTATTTGCTTATACATTAATAACAGGTCAAGAGAATCCTATATTAGAATCAACTTGGTCTAATTTATTTGGTATACTGCTTACTAATTCGTTTTCTATAGTAGGAACCATAATGGGTGTAAAATACGCAACTGAAAAAGATTAATATATTTATAATTATGAAAAAAGTAATTAATTGGATTAGTGGGTTACTTAAAGATGAAAAAGGAACCCCATCATCAAAAAGATTTGTAGGTATTCTTGCTGGAATATCATTATGTGTTACTTTATTTGCTAATCAATTCACTGAAGAACATATTGCTCCTGCCGCTACTTTAGTTAACGCAGTAGCAGCTTTAGCCTTTGGTGCTTTGGGTCTTGCTTCTGTAGATAAAATTTGGGGTAAAAAGGAAGAAAAATAATGGCTTATCCTTTACCACCAATCACAATGGTTGACTTTCCGACTAAGGAGTACTACCAGTCAACATTTAAGAAAAGACAAATCTTTCTTCATCATACTGCTGGCGGACCTAAAGCATCCTCTGTTTGGAATTGGTGGCAGAATGATAAAGGAAGAATTGCCACTTGTATTGTTATTGACCATTCAGGAGAAATTACCCAAGGATTTTCTTCCCGTTTCTGGGCCTACCATTTAGGATTAGGTAACAGGCACTTTGGTGTTCATGGACTTCCTTATAAGAATCTAGACAAGACTTCAATTGGGATTGAGATTTGTAATTGGGGACAGTTAACTGAAAAGAATGGTAAATTCTACACATATGTTAATACAGAAGTTCCTTCAAACCAAGTTATGGTATTAGATACTCCTTATAAAGGATACAAATATTGGCATAACTATACAGAAGCTCAAATTGCTTCCGTAAAAGAATTACTACTATTCTGGAATGATGCTTATGGAATTCCTTTAGATTATAATGAGGATATTTGGGGTGTTACTACACGTGCCCTTAAAGGGGAAAAAGGTGTATTTACTCATAACTCTGTTAGAAGAGATAAAGTAGATGTTTACCCACACCCAGGTCTAGTTTCCATGTTAAAATCAATAAGTTAACATATTTCGCGACAATATACGATAAACATAAAATAATGTAATATAGGCGCTATATAAAACTGTATAGCGCCATATTTATGGATATATGGACATCAATAAGATATTTAACTTATTTGATTCTGGTTCAAGAGAAAAGATACAAGAAGAAGAAATTCAAGTTACAGACTTATCAGACCATCCAATTTACTGGCTTGGAATGTTTAAAAAACTAATTCAAAACCATAAAGTCTTTAAGAAAAAAATTGTATCTTTTTTAGAAAAAGCACAACCAGAACTAGATCTAGATGACTTAGATTTAGCTGGTGATAATTTAGCTTTTGAAAGAGCTTGGTTTTATGCTTCAAAATTTGATCCTAATTTGGAGGAACATAAAGAGGTTATTAATCTTATAATAGATACATACTTAATTAAATCCTTAGAAGAATCTATTTTCCATTTTCAGGAAAAAGAAGAATATGAGAAGTGCGCTCATTTAAAGAAGATTTTAGACGAAGTAAAGAAAATTTAAGGATAATTTGGCTCTATACATTTTAAACGTTAACTTCATATCTACGGGTTTAGTAGATTAAAGAATATTATGAGAAACAGAAATATAATAATGAGACGATTGGAAAAATGTGAGGGACAGGTAGAGAAACTGTATCACTATCTCCAACGTGGTGGTTCGAAAGAAGATGTAGAGGATACACTTCGTGAACTAAGAGAGGCATTAGATGATGCTAAAGTATTTGTAAACCAAGAACCATTAGGACCAAATGAAATTAACAGCTGAGCAAATTCAAGGTAACTGGGTAGAATTTTTAACAAATATTGAAACACATATTTCATCCCCCAGAAAAGAGAAATTAATTGAATTTTACAAAAAATATGAGGAGCGAATCATACTTATGCCCGCTGCTCATAAAAAAGAATACCATAATGCTTTTCCAGGTGGTTATGTAGATCATGTAAATAGAGTTGTGTCAGCATCTCTTAGATTATATGATGTTTGGACTGAGTTTGAAATGGATTGTTCTACATTTACTATTGAGGAATTAGTATTTTCTGCTTTAAATCATGACCTAGGAAAAATGGGTGATGAAAATTATGAAGCATATATCCCTCAGGATGATAAATGGAGGAAAGAAAAATTAGGAGAAGATTATAAGTTTAATGATGCTTTAGCATTTGCTTCAGTACCTGATAGAAGTTTATTTATGCTTCAATCTCATGGCATTACTTATACTTTTAATGAAATGGTTGCTATCCAGACACATGATGGTTTATATGATGAGGCAAATAGTAAATATTTAAAATCATTTATGCCAGAAACAAAACCACGTACTTCATTACCTTATATTATACATCAAGCAGATTTATTAGCTGCTAGAGTTGAGTTTGAAAAAGAATGGTTACCAAAAATTAAAAGTAACTTGGATAAGCCAAAGACTAATTTTACATTGGAGGAGAACAAAAAATCAACTACCTCAACTAAAAACAGAGCTTTAGGAGATGTAAAAAGTCAAGGTTTAAAAAATTTATTAGATAGTTTATGATTTATATAATAATTGCTCTTTCAATAGGGGTTGTAATCTTAGGATATACAACCTTTAATTTGTTAAGAAAAAATGAAGCACAAGAAGATATTCTTGCTTCATATATGACTTACTTAAACAAAATATCAGAAATTATAGATGTATCTGATAAAAAATTAAAAGAGGTTGACGAAAAAGGGTTATTTGAAGCCGATGACGAAATTGGTTGGTTTTTTGA